GACTTGATGCAGCTAAACTTGCAGTAGAACAACAAAAAGTTGAAGCAGAAACACAGATAGAAGGAACTAAAATCGGAGCTAAAATTGCTAGCGATTTGCTAGAAAATGATAAAGCTAGCAAGAAGCAAGCAGTAGAAGATTTTAAAACTGGGCTTGACATTGCTAAAGATATAATCCAAGATAGCAAATAGTATGTTATCTGATATTAAAGAGCAATCACTTTCTGAGTGGTTGAAAGTTAGAATCAGAGATGTGATGAATGAACACGCAGATCATGTCGCTACTGGTAATGTAAAAGATTACCCTGAGTATAAAAGACTGTGTGGAATTATAGAGGGATTAGCCCTCGCAGAACGTGAAATGTTGGACTGGATAGAACAACATACACAAGAATAGGAAACTCAACACCTTAAAGTTGTGCAAAATATGAGTGATATAAAAATAGAAAAAGAAGCAGTAAAAGAGCCAAAGGTTGATAAAAAAACCAAAAGCCAACTACCTAAACCTGCTGGGTATCGTATATTAATAGCTATGCCAGAAGTTGATGAAAAGACTGATGGAGGAATTATTAAGGCAAGTCAAACTGTAAGGGATGAAGAAGTTAGCAACATATGTGGATATGTTCTTAAACTTGGTCCTGATGCATATGGCGATCAAGGAAGATTCCCAAATGGACCCTACTGTAAAGAAGGAGACTGGGTAGTGTTTCGTGCTTATTCTGGCACTCGAATTAAAATTTATGGTAAAGAGTTTCGTCTAATTAACGATGATACTGTGGAAGCAGTTGTCGAAGACCCAACAGGAGTAGTTAGAGCATGAGTGAGCAAACTGTAGAAACTTCAATTGAAACGAAATTTGAACCAGATGCTAGTGGTGATATAAAGCCACAGACAAGTGAAGATAAATTTTTTGGTGTAAAGACTGAAATTAAAAAAAATAACGATGAACAATTAAATGTTGAAGTCGTTGACGACACACCAGAAGAAGATAGAAGACCACCAAAACAACAAACAACAGAAGAAACAGTTGATGACGATACTGTTGATCAAGAGATTTCAGAGTTAAGTGAAAGAGCTGGTAAACGTATTAGTAAAATTAAATATGAATATCATGAAGAACGTAGAGCTAAAGAGGCTGCAGAGAGAGAAAAACAAGAAGCAGTAAAACAACTTAAGACTCTTTTACATGACAATCAAAGGTTACAACAAATAGTTGCTGAAGGAGGCAAAGTTGTAAACCAACAAGCTTTAAATAATGCACAATGGGCAAAGTTAAATGCTCAAGCTGAATATAAGAAAGCTTACGAAGATGGTGATGCAGATGCTATGGTAAAAGCTCAAGCAGAAATTGCAAAAGCTACATTAGCAGAACAACAGGCACCAGGATATGCACAAATGATGCAACAACAAGTTGCAGCTAATATCCCAGCACAGCCAATACAACCTGCACAACCTGATCCAGATATGCAAGCATGGGCACAAAAAAATCCTTGGTTTATGGGTAGTGAACCTGTACATAAGGAAATGACATCCTTTGCAATGTATGTAGATCAAAAATTACAAGCTAGCGGTGTAAACCCAGCAAAAGATTCAAATGCTTATTATAGCGAAGTAGATAGAGCTATGAGAGAGCAGTTCCCAAGTTTTTTTGGAGCACCTCAAGTTGAAGCGGAAGCTCAACCAGAAGTGCAGATAGAAGAAAAAAGACAACCAGCAAATGTTGTCGCACCAGCATCTAGGGCTACTGGTGGAAAGAATAGTCCTCGCAATGTACGTTTAACTCAGACGCAAGTGAAACTAGCACGTCAACTTGGTATATCGCCTGAGCAATACGCAAAACAATTACTTAAGGATTCATAATGAGCAAAGAAATTGATAATTTACTAAACGAAGTACAAGAGCCAGAAAGCCAAGAGACTTCAGAACAAGTGCGTAGCCCAAGGGCTTCAGAAGACCGAGAGGTTCACCAGCGAGTTGAAAGCTGGGAAAATCCCTCCAATTTACCAAATCCTGATCCACAACCTGGATGGGTATTTAGATATATCAGAACTGCTACTTTAGGCAATCCTGATAATCCCAATGTTTCTAAGAAATTTAGGGAAGGCTGGATACCTTGCAGATCAGAAGATCATCCTGAATTACATATTCATATGATGGACTATAAATCTGAATGGGCGGAAAAAGGACACATTGAAATTGGTGGGCAATTGTTATGTAAGATGCCAAAAGAGAAAGCGGAAGCTAGAGACAACCATTTTAGAAAAATGGCTCAAACTCAAATGGAATCTGTAGATAACGTATATTTTAAGGACCAAGATTCTAGAATGGCTACCAAGCAAGTGTTTGAAAGAAAATCAAAAACAACCTTTGGTAGAGATTCTTAATCTTTTAGATTAACTTTTTTTATTGAAAGGAGGAGACTATGTCTTCATCAGCAGCTCCAATGGGAGCAAGACCTGTTGGTTCGTTAGTTTCTTGTGCTTACAATGCAAAAATTAGTCACTATAAAATTAAGAATAACTATGGCACAGCCATATTCTATGGTGACTTTGTAAAGTGGGCAGATGATAACCCGAACACAACAATTCAAAAAGATACAGGTACAACGTCTTTAACACCAATAGGAGTATTCCTTGGGTGTTCTTATACAGACCCAGTATCTGGTCAATTTACTAACAGTCCACAATATCCTGCTTCAACAGCAGCAGATGATCTTGTGGCATATGTAGCATCTGACCCATTCTTAGTAATGCAGATGCAGTCAGACGAGTCTTTAGGTCAAGATGATCTAGGGAAGAATGTAGCGGTTGTACAAACTGCAGGTTCTACTAAATTTGGTATTAGTAAAAATGCCATTGATGGTAGCACAGCAGCTACAACAAATACTTTACCACTTAAAATTATTGACTTCGTAGAAGGAGGAGATAGTGAAATTGGTGATAGTTACACTGACGTATTGGTGATGTTCAACACTGGACATCAGTTACTTAACACAACAGGAATAGGTTAATAGGAGAATATAATGGCTAGTATTTCAAGAGCTAACGAATTAAAACAACTCCTACCAGGCTTAAACGCACTGTTTGGAGAAGAGTACAACAACTACGAAAACGAGCATGAGCAAATTTATGTAAGTGAAAACTCTGAGAGATCATTTGAAGAGGAACTAAAGCTTTCAGGATTTGGTGCTGCTCCAGTAAAAGATGAGGGTGCTGCAATATCATACGATGTAGCTAACGAATCTTTTGTTGCACGTTATACACACGAAACTATTGCTTTAGGTTTCTCAGTTACTGAAGAAGCTATGGAAGATAATCTTTATGTAAGTTTATCAGCCAGATACACTAAAGCATTAGCTAGAGCTATGGCTTACACAAAACAAGTGAAAGCAGCAGCTCCGTTGAATAACGGGTTTACAAATTCATTCCAATCTGGAGATGGGGTTAACCTGTTTACAGCAAGTGGAGATGGAGTTACTGGCGGTGATGGTCACCCATTAGTAAATGGTGGCAAGAACTCTAACAGACCAGTTACAGGTGCAGACTTGAATGAAACATCTTTAGAAGATGCTATTATTCAGATCAGCAAATGGACTGATGAAAGAGGTCTTAAGATCGCAGCTAGAGCAAGAAAGCTCATCGTTCCAACTGACTTACAGTTTGTTGCTGCACGACTCTTAGAGAGTGAGTACAGAGTAGGTTCTGCTGATAATGATATCAACGCTATCAAAAACAATGGTGTGATTCCAGAAGGCTATTCAGTTAATCATTATTTAACTGATACAAATGCTTTCTTCTTGATCACTGATGTGCCTGATGGCATGAAGCATTTTGTCAGAAGTCCTATGGTAACAAGCATGGACGGAGACTTTGACACTGGTAACGTAAGATATAAAGCAAGAGAAAGATATAGCTTTGGCGTATCTGATCCGCTAGGTATCTTTGGATCACCAGGTTCAAGCTAAACCAATTAGGGGAGCTACGGCTCCCCTTTTTTTCATATCTAGGGATATTAAAACTTTATCTATCAACTGCCCTAGCAGACAAGCCAAGATGATAGATTATTTCCGATAGGAGGAAACAATGGCAAATACATCTTTTAATGGACCAGTAAGGTCTGAAAATGGCTTTAAGGTCATTTCAAAAAACTCAAGCACAGGAGCAATAACTGAATCATTTACTTTAGATGGTTCTGGTATACAAATAGCACCTGTAGCATTATCTGATGCAGACGTTTCAGTTACTGCTGCTGCAAATGGTGGCAGAGTAAATGTAATACCTGCGTTAGCATCAAACAGAACAATCACTTTACCTAGCCCTTCAGAAGGAGTTCACTTTAAATTTATTTATGGTGGTGCTGCTGATGAAGCACAAAATGTAATTTTTGATACAGGTTCTGATACAAATTTTTATATTGGCGGTGTACAACATTTAGATACAAATGCTGATAACGTATCAGTTTATTCTGATGGTAATTCAAATTCAAAGTTAACTCTTACAGCTTTTGGAGTAATGGAAATTAATATCCTAGCCAAGGATTCAGTTAATTGGTATGTATGGGGTAATGTAATTTCAGCAACTGCTCCAGCGTTTGCTGATCAATCATAAGGAGTAAACTATGGCTGATGCAGTAACTTCACAAACCATCATTGATGGGGAAAGAAATGCAGTAATGAAGTTTACCAATGTCAGCGATGGTAGTGGAGAATCCGCAGTAGCTAAGGTAGATGTTTCTGCCTTAGCAGCTAACGCAGAAGGTAAAGCCTGTTCTGAAGTTAGAATAATGCGTGTTAGTCATGCTATCGTTGGTATGTCTGTGCAATTATTTTTTGATGCAACAAGTAATGTTTTACTTATGGAGCTAGCTGAAAGTAGTAATGGACATATGGACTTTAAAGAATTTGGAGGTATTCCAAACAATGCAGGTAGTGGTAAAACAGGAGATATTCTTTTTACAACTAAAGGGCATAGTTCTGGAGATACTTATTCAATTGTCTTAGAGATGGTAAAAGTTTACTCAGATTAATAGGAGCAATTATGGAATATATTATTTCAGAAAATGGTAACTTCCCACCTGAATATTTTGTTTTACAAAAGGATGAAGATGGTATTTATAAACCTGTATTTGGACCTGATCCAGATTTAGAAGATGCTCAACGTAAACACGCTGAGTTATCTGGTTCTGAAAAAAGAGCTAGAAATAAATCTGGTCATTACAAAGCAGATGATCCATCAACACCAGATGTAAATGAAGCTTATGTTTCAGGCAAGGCACCAGCTAAGAAAAAAGCTCCAGCTAAAAAGAAAGCTGTTGCTAAAAAAAAGCCAGGAAGACCTAAAGCAAAAAAATAATGCTTGACGAAACTTTATTGATGCAAGAAATACGTCAATGGAGTCAACGTGTATTAGAAGAACCTAATAAAGACTTTAATAATTTACCTGCTTGCCCTTTTGCTAAACATTCATGGAATAGTAAAAGGGTAAAGGTAATGCATGGTAAAGGCGGATATTGGTACGATCTAATAAAAATAATTCAAAACTTCGATGATAATTACGATGTAGTAGTTTATTGTGGCACTGACTATGATGAAATAACTGCAGAAGAATTAGAAAATCGTATAAATATACTAAATGAAGAAGCAGTACAAAATGATCTGTGGATAATGGGATCACATCCTGATACAGAAATAGATCATGCTGCAACTCAAATTAATTTTGAACCACTATTTGATGAAGACTATTATCAAATCTTTATACAAAGACTTGGAACTTTAGTTAAAGCATCAGATAGTATTGTTAAAAAAGGTTATTATAAAAATTATAAAGATAATAATTTTCAACAGCTTATCCAAAGGAGGAAACAAAAATGGCTGGAAGTAAAAAATCTAAAGTAATGAAACGAATGGGTGGAGGTATGTCTAAGTCCAAAGTTATGAAACGTGGCGGTGGTATGTCTAAATCCAAAGTTAAGAAAAAAGGTGCAGGCGGTGTATCTGGAGAAAGAAAGGGTATGATGATGGGTGGAAAATCACCAGTTATGCCAGTACAAAAACCTAAAAAACCTGGCATGAAAAAAAATCAAGCAGGACAAAATGTTATGAAAGAAGGCGGTGTAGTCGCTTATCAAGATTACGTTAAGAAAATGTTTGGTGGTGGAAAATCATAGACTGGTAAATATTTATTATGTCTAGGAGTAAAAAGGATTCACGCCTTAAGAAT